AGAACCCTTGGTTCAACTTCGGTAGAGATTCACAAGGAGCACTTGCGATGGGAGAGGACGCTTGGTTTAGTAACGTGGCGAGAGATGCAGGGTACAAGACGTGGATAGACCCAACAATAGTCGTGAAACATTTAGGAGAGTACGCTTATTAACAATTTTATATATTATGTCAACACCATTTTCAGATACAGTAACAAACCTCGGAATCGTACAACAAGTACGCTCATTCATGCGTGTAGATTCAACACAATGGACAACAGCAAAGATAGTGAACTCATGTAACAACTGGCTTGATAGACTTACAGCATACGCTATAGGAGCAGACAAACGCTTCCAATGGGACAACACAAACCAAACAAAGCTCCCAGAAGGAACTACAAATTTAAATCAAGACCAAACTGACTATTCTTTCCTTTCAGATGAAGACGGAAACCAAATCATCACTCTTACAGGTATCTCAGTCCTCAGAAATGGCTCTTATGTACCACTAACTCAAATAGATAGAAACGACCCTAGTATTGATTCAGCATACTTTGGTACAGCAAGAGGTGTTATTACTTCATACGACAAGATTGCAGACAACATCATAAGACTAGACGCTAAACCAGATGCAACAGTTGCTTCAGGACTTAGATTCTTCTTTCAAAGAGCTTCTCCGTCTTTTGCAGCAACAGATACTACAAAGACAACAGGATTCTCTCAATTACTTGATAGAGGATTTATTATTGCTGCAGCCTATGACGGAGCAATCACACTTGGACTTTCAAACACTCAACCTTTATCAGTTGAGTTAGAGAAAGAGGAAAGAAAATTGATTGAGTACTTTGAAGATAGAAACAATGACGAAAAAAGAATATTACGACCAATAGGAATTAACTTTAGATAATATGTCTACAATCACAACAATACAATCAACAGATTATCCATCAGATTCAAGAGGTGTAATCAATACAAACTTCTCAAACCTTAATACAGATAAGGTTGAAACTACTGCATTGGACACTGATGTAACTCTTGCAGCAAACTCAGATACTAAAGTAGCTACACAAAAGGCAACTAAGGCTTATGCAGATTCAACAGGAATTGCAGCAGGATTTGTTACAACTTCAGCAGGAGCTGGGGATAGTGGTAAAGGAGTTAAGTTAAATGCAAGTGGTGAACTTGATGGAAGTTTTATAAAAGACCCAGTAACACGAACATATAACTTTTCAGATTCTCCTGCTACTTGGACTAAACCAACAGGTTTGACAGGTTTATTTGTAAAACTATGGGGAGGAGGAGGTTCAGGTGGTGCAGGATATGGTTCAGGTGGAGGTGGAGGAGCATATAGTGAAATTTTTTTAACACCTTCTCAATTAGGTACTACAGAAACAGTTACTATTGGAGCAGGGGGTGCTAGTACCACAGGAAGTGGTACAGGAGGAAATGCAGGTGGAAATTCATCTTTTGGTGCATTAGTTCTTTCTTTTGGAGGGGGTGCTGGTGGTCATTATAATGATTCTATGGGTGGAGGGGGAGGTGGAGGTTCAGTATCGGCTGGACAAAATAGAACAGTTACTGGTGGTACTGGTGGTTCTCCTATTGGAGGAGTAACAAGTGGTGGTACTTCCTTATTTGGTGGGGGGGGAGGTGGTGCTTCAAGTGCAACAGTTGCTGGTGCTGGTGGTGATTCTTACTATGGTGGTGCAGGAGGAGCTGGTTCTATTACAGATGGGGTAGGAACATCTGCTGCTGGTGGTAATTCTGTTTTTGGGGGTGGAGGTGGAGGAGGAACAGGTACAACTCAAAGTGCTGGTGGTACTTCAAGACTTGGTGGTGCAGGAGGAGCAGCACACGCAACTACAGCTATTGCAGGGTCAGTACCTGCAGGTGGAGGTGGTGGTTCAAAAGACGCTCCATCTACCTCAGGAGCAGGAGCAAATGGAAGATGTATTGTAATTGAATATTATAACTAACATGGCAATAATAAACACAACAAAACCAACAACACTTCAATGGGCTTCATGGCAAATCCCATGGATTGATAATGATTACGCTACATGGAATCAACTCAATGCAACCTTGTTGAACAGGGCTAAGGTAGGAGAAGCAGAAACTTGGGACACTATCCCAACTACTTGGGCTAGTGAAACGAGAACATGGTCAGAATGTGTTTCTTTGTTTACAAACGGAACAAAAGTAAGTTCAACCATTACCAATACAAGTAAACCAGCATAATATGGCAACAATACAAACAATACAATCAACAGATACAATCACATCTTCAAGAGCAGACTTGAATACTAACTTTGCTAATCTTAATTCATCTAAGATAGAAACTTCTGTAATAGATACAGACACAACACTTGCAGCCAACAGTGACGCTAAAATCCCTTCTCAAAAGGCAGTTAAGGCTTATATAGATGCGGGAGGTTCACCAGACTTTCCACCTTCTTATGTAACAACAAGTGCAGGTGCGGCAGATAGCGGAAAAGGAATCAAGTTGAACGCAAGTGGAGTTTTAGATGATAGTTTTACAGGTTCAAATACTCAAACTTTTTCAGCAAACGGAACTTGGACAAAACCAAATGGAGCTAAGTTTGTAGTTGTTGAATTATTTGGAGGTGGTGGGGGAGGTGGTTCAGGAAGAAGTGTGTCATCTGTAAATGATGCCGCTGGAGGAGGTGGTGGTGGAGCAGGAACATACAGCAAATATATATATTTAGCATCAAATCTTGCTAGTACAGAAACAGTTACTATTGGAACTGGTGGTGCTGGTGGTGCAACACGTACTGCAGCCGATGGGTTAGCTGGTTCTACTGGAGGAACAACATCATTTGGTACTTGGCTTAGTGCTATTGGAGGAAATGGTGGAGCAGGTGGACAAATCGGTGGAGGTGGAGCAGGTGGAACAGTATCTACTGGATTTATAATAAATGGTGTTGCTGGAGGAAGGGCAGGGATTAACTCAGAAGATGGTCTTGTTGGTGGTGCTTTCTACATTATGCCCACAGGTGGTGGAGGTGGTGGAGGAACAACAGGGGTAGCACAAGCTGGAGGAGCTGGAGGAGCGTTAACACCGTACAGTTTAGCTGGAGGAACTGGAGGAGCAGGAAATGCAAATACAGCGACAGCAGGAAATACACCTTCTAATACTACAGAAATGATAGGTGGTACTGGTGGTGGAGGTGGTGGTTCTAGTGCATTTGGTTCAGGCGTTGCTGGAGGTACTGGTCGTGCTGGAGGTCGTGCTGCAGGAGGTGGTGGGGGAGGTGCAGCAGGAGGTGACCAAGTATCAGGTGCTGGTGGAACTGGGGGTAATGGTTTTGCAAGAGTAATATCTTATTCATAATATGTCCAAGACAGTAGAATTAAAAATAAATAACTTCTCAGGTGGTATATCAGATGACCCTCGAAAGGAATCAGGCAGTGAATTTATAATCACAAAGCATTTTGATATATTTTCACAACCTAACAGACTTGTACCTTATCGTTCACTAGAAGCAGACCACGCAACATCTATATCTTCTACAGACCTAAAACAATACTATGTACGAGATGTTGTATACGCTTCAGCTTCAGCTAAACTCTATGGACTTGGTAAGACAGCAGGAGGACTTACAAAGATTCTACAAAAAGCAGATGCTACAACAGGACTTTGGACTACACCTGCTACTTCAGAAGGTAACGGAGCTGTTCAATATGGTTGTTTAGTAGAATACAAGGACTATCTATGGGGATTTCAAGGAACTACACAAGTATTCAAATGGGGTCTTCTATCAGGTACACCTGCAATCTCAAACACAGCAGGTACTGTAGGTACTATCACATCAGTAGCTAATGGTGTTATCGCAGCAGATGACAACCTCTATCTTCCATATAACAATAAAATCGCACGAGTGACATCAGGAGGAACTGTAAATGACGCTGTTTTGACACTCCCAACTAACTTTAAAATTACTTCTATTGCTAACTATGGTAAGTATCTCGCAGTTGCTTGTGCTCCTATCTCTACATTCAACGGAGCATCAAAGGTATTCCTATGGAACTTAACTTCAACAGATGTTCAAGAAGCGATTGACTGGGGAGAAGGTGAACTTCGAGTGCTTGAAACTATCGAAGGAATGTTAGTAGGTGTGACAGACCGATATTTAAATAACGCAGCAGGAGCAGGTAAAGGTTCTATGATTATTCAAGTGTACCAAGGAGGAGTACCACAAGTAGTTAAAGAAGTATTTACACAAGCTCTTGTAGGTAAAACTATGCCAATCTCAAAGGCAGTAAAAAACAACAGAGTATTTTTTGCAGCAAAGATTATGACTAACAGTGCAGGTACAGAATACGATGAGGGTATTTGGTCTTTTGGTAGAAAGAACGCTAGCTATCCGTACACACTTACTCTCGATATTATTGACGAGAACATCAACACTTCAGGTATTCAATCTTTTGGTACAGCAGCAAACTACTTCTTTATCGCTCACTCAGGAGATGGTTCTCTTGATAAGACAAACGATGCAGCAACATACACATTTACATCTATATACGAAACACAAATTATTAACTTTGGAGATGTAGAGAAAGACAAACGCTTAGAAGCAGTAAGACTTTCATTTAGAAAACTAGCATCAGGCGAAACATTCACAGCTAAATACAAAGTAGATGATGCAACTTCATGGACTACTATTGGGACATTTTCAACAGCAGGTGAACTCTCACGAACATTCTTAGGTATTGAATCAACAGATGCAAACTTTGCTTCAGGTAAAGAATATAAGTTTCAGTTCTCAAGTACAGGGGGTGGAGAAATTACAGGGTACTCTTGTAAAGCAACTATCCTTGATAACGTATAAAATATGAATCCACAAGACTTACAAATGCAAATAGATAAACTTAATCACGAACTTTTAGATATTAAAAGTACAGTATATGCTAACAATTTTTCTTCTTCTCAAGATTTTAATAAATACTCACGTTTCAACACTCGTTTGAAAGTTCCTAAATACTCGGTAGACCCATCAACTTGTGAAGTTGGAGAAATAATCGAGGTCAGTGGAAAATTAAAAGTATGTTCAGCAGCGAATACGTGGACAATAGTGGGTACGCAGACATAAAAATGTTATAATAAAATTAACAACATGGCAATAAAATCAATATCAAAAGCACCAAGTAAAACAAGTTCTTCAAAGAGCAAAACATCTTCCAATATGAGAACAGGAAGTAACTCTAATGCTATGGCTCAACAGGCTGTAAATAAGGGATATGTTAAATCAGTAGGAGAGTACAACAATGCAGTCACAGCAGGGCAATCAGGGGCTAAATACGGCTACTCTAGAACAGGTAACTCAGTTACAGCTAATAACAGTAAAGGTAAACCAATTACAGCAACAGACTTACAAGATGCTGCACTTATAGATGTTCCTACACCAGTAGTAGGTAAAAATGAAATGCCTACTGTTCTTGCTAACAACATGGCACTTGGAGTAACGCCACCAGTACCAAATACAGATGCAACAACTACAACAACTGCAGATACTACAGCAACAACAAATACAAGCGTTTCAGATTATTTTAAATCAGCTATAGGGATAGCACCACCAGATGCTCCAGAATCAGGTGCAGATGCGTATTTAAAAGCACAAAAAGACCTTGGAATCAAACAAAAACAACAAGAAGTAAGTAACTACACTGCACAACTTAATGCCATCACAGCAAAAGCACAAGCAGAATCACTTGGTCTTGAAGGGCAAGGACGAGGAATCACAGAATCTATTATCGGAGGACAACAAGCACAAATCTCACGAGAAGCAGCTATCCAAGCACTTCCAGTACAAGCACAACTTGCAGCAGCACAAGGTAATCTTGAAATGGCAAACAAAACTCTCGATACTTACTATCAAATAAAATCACAAGACATTCAGAATAAATTTAACTATGAAATGAAACTATATGATTCTGTAATGAGTTATATTGATAAGAAAGAACAAAATATTATTGAAGATAAAAGACAACAGGCACAGTTCAAACAACAAAAGGATATGGCATATCTTGATTTTGATTTAGCAAAAAAGAAAGAAGCTATTAACTTTAACAACAGTCTGGCATTAAGACAATTTGACGTAGATAATCGAGAAGTATCAACTTCTTCTGCTACTACAGTAGCTGAGTCAGAAAAACAACTCTCATTAGTAAATGATATAAGTAATGTATTAGGGGATACTAACTTTGATAGAACATTTGGGTGGGCAAACATGATAAACAGAAATAATCCTCAAGATGATGCTTACAAAACGAAAGCGAATATTCAAACTATTATAGACCAAGCAGCTCTTGCATCAAGAGGTCAACTTAAAGGACAAGGAGCAGTTTCAGACTTTGAAGGTAAGATGCTTAAGAATGCTGCTACATCATTAACACTTAACTTGAAGCCAGCAGCTGCAAGACAAGAACTTATTAAAATACAAGGAGCAATTAGGACATCATCAGGGCTCTCAACTTCTGTGAAGATTACTTCACCTTCAGGAGAAGTTAAATATGGTACAGCCGATAGCACACAAATTACAGAAGCAATCAAGAGTGGATATACAGTAACTTACCAATAATATGGCATTCGATTTCAAAAACTTCGGTTCAACTACAAAAGAAGAAGAGAAGAAGAAGCAGACTACAAAATCTGGTACTTTTGACTTTAATAGTTTTGGTACATCAACACCAATCAAACAAGTTCCACAGACACAAACAAAAGACCAAGAATCTGCACAAAATTATGGAGCAAGTTTCCCAGCAGTAACAGGGGAAAACCCATTAAGAGCAGGGTTTAAATCACTTGGTAATGTGCCTAGTTCTGCTATTAACTTTGGAAAAAGTATCGGTACAGCATTATTCAACCCGATAGACACTGCAAAAGGAATTGCAGGTACAGCAGCAGGAGGAGTACAAAAACTTATTCCTGGAACACAGAAACAAGAACAACAATTCAATCAGTTTGCATCTTTCTTAAAAGATAGATATGGCTCACTAGAAAATCTACAACGAACAGCAACAAACGACCCTTTTGGATTTGGAACTGATGTAATTTCTCTTGTTGCAGGAGGAGCAGGAGTGGCAGGTAAGACAGCACAACTTGATAAAGCAATCAGTACAACATCAAAGGTAGTTACAAAACCTATTGCAAAGACAACAAATGCTGTAGGGTCAGGAATAGACAAAACTACAAAGTTTGGTATCTCACAAGCAACAGGATTAAACCCAGATACAATTTCTAATATTATTGCAAATCCAAAAGCTTTTTCTAAAGAAGCACTTTCAGATACAACAAGAACTGGACTTGGAGCAGAAGTTAAAACAGCAATAGACACAAAGATAGATGACTTAAGTGATATTGGTAAGGGTTATGACACAATTAAACAAACAGAAGGGGTTGTATCAATCCCAGAAGGGACTGCAGAGCAAATCTTAAACAAATATGGTATTCAAGTTGTAGATGGAAAAGTTAAAACAACTGCAGAAGCACTACCTCTAACATCAGCAGACAAAACAGCATTGGAAGACTTCCTTAATGTATATGGAAACGAACCTCAACTATCAAACAATGCCTTTTTAAATACAAGGTCAGCACTTTCTCAACTATCTAAGTATGACGCAGCAAAGACAGGAAATCTCACGCCTATTGTTAGAGATTTAAGAGGTGCTTATGATAATTTAGGAAAAACTCAAATAAAGGGACTTGCAGAACTAGATGCAAAATATGCACCAGAAGTTAAAGCTTTGAAACAGATTAAAAAAGACTATCTACAAAGAGATGGCTCATTTAAAGATGGAGCAGTAAACAAGATTGCCAACCTAACAGGAGCAGGAAAGGAACAAGTACTTGGAAGACTAGAATCAGTTATGCCAGGAGTAGGACAAAGAATTAAAATATTGAAAGCAGCAGAAGACCTGGAAAGAGCTTCAGGACTTAAAGTTGGTACATATGCACGAACAGCACTTGCTGGAGGAGGACTTGCAACAGGAAATATCCCAGCTGTAATCACAGCTATCATAGCTTCACCAGAAATCGCAGTCAGACTGCTTAAAGCTTATGGGTATACAAAAAACACTTCAAGACCTATCGTTGAAATGTTGTACTCTATGGGTAATGATATAAACAATTTTAGATTGCCAGGAGGGTTACAAAACTATGTAGAAGACTACCTAAAAGATAATAATTATATAAAAGACGCTACTCAGGGAGTATCAGACCAAGTAATATTAAAATCAAAGCAACCCAATATAGAAACATCTCTTAATGCTACCACGAAAAAACCATTTGACAAGACCAAGCAAGGTGGTTTTGTTAGAATAGGAAAAGAAACACCAAAGACAGTGCAGCCAAAATCAAAAGTAAGCGAATCTGTATCATCTACTAATAGTAGCACATCTAAACAACTTATAAAAGAAGTTGACGATAAAATTGCACTTGAAATTGATGAAATAGTTGAAAAAGCATATAAAACAGAAGGTAAAAACTTCAACCTTGAAGATATAGCAGAACTAGAACGAATACAAGAACTAATTAGAAAGAACAAACCACTTACACCAGATGACCGACTTTCATTTTATGAAATTACTAAACGCAAAAAACTAATATGAAATTAAATCAACTACCAGAACTAACAGAAGACCAAAAATTTGAAATATTCATGCGAGAATTTGCTGTACTTCTTGCAGACTTACACATCACCTTAGAAGATAAACACTCTAAAATCTTCAATACCTTTTGGAATAGTAAGTATGACCCTCAACTCATAGCCAATGCTCTCGGAGCAGAGAAATCAGTACTTCTCTTTCAACTCTCAAAAGGAATACAAGACATCTTAAAAGCAGGTGATGAAGACTATACAGAATTACAAGTGTGGAAGAATGTAGAATTTAAACCAGATGCAGTAGTCATTTCAGGTGATGTAGTATAATTAACTATATGCATAACCTTTCTCCAAAACAAATAAAAAAACTAGAACGCCTTGCTAAAATAGCAGACAAAGGTGAAATAGCTATAGTAGAAGAGCTAGACGCCATCAGCGACCAATTTGAAGCCTTAGACGAGAAGTTAGAGGGGGCTTTAGCTATTGCATCAGAAGCTAATAACAGAGAAATACCAGAACCTATAGAAGGTAAGAAGGGGGACAAGGGTGACAAGGGAGATGCAGGTAAAGATGGGCTTAATGGTAAGGACGGACTAGATGGAAAAGATGGTGTAGATGGGAAAGACGGAAAGGACGGCAAGAATGGTAAAGATGGTAAAGCTCCATTGGTAGGTTGGGGTGCTCACCCTCTACGAGTTGAATCAGGAGGGGTTGTGAAGACAAAGGTTGCAAGAACTCTTAATTTTGTAGGAGCTACAGTAACACAAACTGCTTCAGGTGTAACAGATGTAGACATACAAACATCTCTTGACCTCCAATCAGTTACAGATATAGGTGCTACCACCACTAATGATATTGAAGCACAATCTTTTGTAACCACAGGAGGTACATCAACTCAATTTGTTAAAGGAGATGGTTCACTTGATTCAAGTGCTTATATAACATCGTCGGCATTATCTGGTTTAGTTCCCTACACAGGAGCAACAGCAGATGTAGATTTAGGAACATTTAAAATAACCAGTGACCAATCTTTTACAAAAAATCAATCTATCTATAACGGTGGACTTACATATCATTATTCAGATATTGGAGTAACATTTTTAGGAGCATTTGGGGCTTCAATTGCAAATGTGTATCAATTTTTTAATCCAAGTGGTTTTCATTCTTACTTTGACTATACAGGTCTAACGGCTGCACAAACATACAGCTTCCCAGATGCAACAGGAACAGTAGCATTGCAAGGCGACCCTTTGTCTAATTTTTGGAATGATGTTGGGTATATCAATTCCGTATCAGGACAAAACCACAACTCACTTTCAAACCTTACAACAGGTGATGTTCATACTCAGTACACATTATTGGCAGGAAGAAGTGGAGGACAAATAATAAGAGGAGGTACAGGAACAACAGATGATTTGATTCTTCGTACAACATCAGGAGTAGGTGCTTCTGGTGCAGATATGATATTTCAAGGTGGAAATAACGGGGCTACAGAATTTGCTCGATTTTTGAATAATGGAGATTTTGGAATCGGTGTCACAAACAGTGGTGCAAAACTTCAAATAGATACAGGAGCAACAGGTAAAAAGGGTCAAATTGTAAAAGCATTTTCAGGACAGACAGCCAACTTATTAGAGTTTCAAAATAGTTCTGCAACTGTAATGACATCAGTTGGTTCAGGAGGTAACATATCAGTTAATACTGTTCAAACAGCAGACAGAATAAATGTTGGTGGACTTGTTACAACATATGGTGATGGAAATGGTTTTGCTATGTATAATCTTGGTGCCAACTATACTGGAAACTTTGAAATGGCAAGATTTATGCCAGTATCAAATCTGTTCCTATTCCAGACTTTACAAGGTGGAACAGGTGTTGGTAGAGATTTAAGATTTGTTGCAGGTAATGCTACATTCCATTTAACCAATTCATCAGGTAGTGTGGGAATTGGGACAACTTCACCTAGTGCAAGACTTCACGCTGTTGCAACCACAGAACAACTCAGAGTTGGATATGATACATCTAACTACTGGAATGCAACAACAAGTATTGCAGGATTAAACACTTTTGATGCTGTTGGTTCAAGTGCAGGGTTTAGATTTAGTAAAAATGTTGGTATTGGTACAAACCCATTAACCACTTCTGCATTAAACATATCAAGAACAACAACTACCAACTTTGAAGCGAGTGTCAATATGGTTACTTCAAATACACTTGCTGTAGGTAACCAAAATTATTACAACTTGTTTAATGTTTCAAACTGGAATCCATCAGGTAATATTTTTGGAACTAATGTAACAGCTTTTTACAATCAAATAAGAGTAAACACAGCAAACAATATTTCTGGAGGGGCTGCAAACGCAAACCAATCAGGTGTAGCATTATATGCAGGTGGAACACTAGCAGCTGCAACTTCATATTATTCAAGGTCTGGGTTTGAATCAGGAGCAGGAGTAATGACAAACTTGTATCATTTCTTTGCCGATGCTCCATATCAAGCAGGTACAGGAACAATTGGAACTGCATATGGACTATATATTGGTAAACAAAAACAATCTTTTGTAACAACAGGATATGGTATATATCAAGCAGATACTGCAGATATAAACTACTTTGGAGGTAATGTTGGGGTTAAACAAACCGTTCCTAACTCTACTCTTGATGTTGCTGGTTCATTTCAATGTGATTCAATCACCAATGATACAGGGCTTGCTCACGGTACATATACACCAACACTTACAGGTGTTGCCAATGTTGCATCTTCAACACCTCGCCTTGCTACATATATGAGGGTTGGAAATACTGTAACTGTAGCAGGTCAAATGGACATAACACCAACAGCAAACAACACACAAACTAGAATACGAATATCATTACCAATTGCTTCTAACTTCTCAACTGCTTATCAAGCAGGAGGAAATGCTTCAACAATCCCTAACAGTGCAGGGACAGCTCATTCAGGAGGTATTATTGCAGATGCAACCAATGACACAGTTGAAATGGATTACTATGAACACAATGGAATTGCAGATACATTTAGTTACACATTCACTTATCAAGTAATTTAAAAAATATGTACAACATAACAACAACAAACGAATTAAAAGTTATAGCAGAAGTAAATGCCATGAACACTCACGCAGAAAATGCACTAGGTCAATTTCAATCCTTTACCAAACAAGCATATGATTCTTTTTGGTTTGGTGAAACAAGTCCAAGGGAAAAAATTAAGTTATTAGGAACTGATGCTATTAAAGTATTTACAGATAGTGCAGAAGCACAAGGATTTATAGCAAGTAAAATAGAAGGATACATACCACTAGGAGTACCTATGGGATATGAGGTAAACTTTAATGAAGATGGAAGTGGGGTTATTACAGGAGAATTATTAACAGAAGAAATAATATGAAAACAATAGTTACAGGAAACCCACGAACAGGAACAAGTTTATCAATGATGATACTAGATAAAGGAGGTATCAAAGCAGAACATAACCTTGAAATAAACAAGGCAATCAATCCTTATGGTTCATTTGAAACTCATAACTTTAAGACAGTACCAGAAGGCAAGTCTTTTAAATGTCTTAATGCACTAGAACTCTTTGACTTGCCAGCAGGAGAATACAAAGTGATTATGCCAGTACGAGATACAGAACAAATCGTACTCTCACGCATTGAAACCTTTAATCAAAAGCAAATGCCACCTAATATGGAATTGCAGAAGCAACAAATAGAAAAGCAATACAGATTCCTACGATTCATTGTAGAAAATAGACCAGATATGGAACTACTAGAAATCCCTTATGATGACTACTTTTTAAAGATAGATGAAACTATAGATGCTATCGCAGAATTTGTAGATGTGGAGTTTGACAAGAAAAAGGCTAAGAAGGCTATCGACCCTGAATACTACAAAATTAGAACTGTGGAAGAAGTAAGTGCCAACCTTTTAAAAAAATAGTATAATTATAAGTATGAAACAAATATCAAAAGAGCAAATAGAAGCAATATTACAAGTTGTATACGCAACAAACATTCCAGCATCTCAATTTGATGCCCTCCGAAAACTATTAACAGAACTACCAGATGTTAAAAATGACAAAGAAAAATAAACAAATCTATCTTAACAGACTTAAATCCTTTGCTTGGAGAACAGCAGGTTTGTTTGTGGTAACAGGAGCAGGATTCATTATCTCAGCAGGTAGTATTTATATAGTGGATTGGAAACTATTAGCAGATGTTCTTACTCTCACTACTCTTGGAGCATTAGTTAATGAAATTACTAAGTTTATGAACACAGGAGAGTAACATGTCTAGTGAAGAAACAAAAATAGCAGTAATGCAAGGAGAAATATCCTACATCAAAGAACGAGTTGATGATATTGCTAACACTCTAAAAGAGAATATTACACTTCACCAAGAACGAATGGTTATGTTCCAAGAACAAATGGACAAACGAATTGAAGGGGTACACGCTAGAATAGACACAAAGGCTGACAAAACAGAAGTAGACAAGAAAGCAGATAAGATAGATGTGGAGAAAATAAACTCACTTCTTACTTGGATTAACAGAATTATCGTTGGGGCTATTATTGCTTCTTTACTAGGTTTAATAATTACAAGTGCAAAATGAAACTCATAGAACCAAAAGGAATTAACACTCAACCTTTCGCAGCTAACGCTAATCCTTCTTATAAAGGTGCAGGTCTTAAATTAAATAAATATCATATTTAGATTTCTGACCAACAGTGATTCCTTGTTTTGGATAAAGCGATGAGGGTATTATCAGTGTTTTTTCAACACTTTCATCATCATTTACGCAGACACATACAAAAAAACTCGGTTCATTTAAACCCCAACCCTTAAAATTCCAGTATCCTAATTGTTTACCCACCACAGGTTTTCCCCTTTTGTTTTTTCTTTTGTTTAGGTGTGCTGATTTAACATCAATAAGTTTTCCGTTCCAATCTATATCTAATCCGTCTAGATTAAATTCTAAATGTGTTGCACCTAATTTGTCTGCTACATATTTTTCCCACTTAAATCCAATACCTGTTTCTGTTTTGTAAAAATCTTCTTCATTTACAAAAATTGATGATTTCCCTAACTCAATACATTTTCTTTTGTAATATTTGTTTTTTGTACATTGTATCGAGCAATTTATTTGAACTCTTGTGTTCGGTGTAAATTCTTTGTTACAAAATGTACAGTTTCGTGTTATTATATCCATATACACTAATACTAACATAAGGACACACCTTAATCAATATGATTTTAAAAAAACCGCAGGGAATAATGACACAAGGATTTGGAGAAAATAAAAATCCCTCATACAAAAACAGTGGGTTACTTGCTCATACAGGTCAAGACTACACAATCGGCTTTAAGAAAACTATCAATGCAACCGTCACAGGTCTTGTGTATTCCCTTATGAATATGACAAACAAAGACACAACTAAGTATCGTGCTGTGTTTCAGATGATAGATGACAAAGACTTCTCCTATGAGGTGTCTTATGGTCACGTAGACAAGAGTTTTGTTACAGAAGGACAAATAGTCAAAGCAGGAGAACCAATCGCAACAGAAGGCAACTGGGGGACTTGTTATGTTTCAGGCAACCTGGTAACACCAGAAGAAAAACCAACAGGAAAAGGTACTCACCTTCACTTTCAAGTAAGAAAATGTATCAGAGTTAAAAAACGAACTTCAGGTAAACAATATATCAGAAACTCAGAAGGATTTTTAAAGAGTGGAAAACTATTTTATGAAGTGGTGGATTATGAAAATGGCTACAACGGGTGCGTCTCGCCTAATTTGTTTTATGCAAAGGAATTAACATTAGGTTCAAGAGGTGATGAAGTGGTAAAGCTGCAACAAATGCTTAAAGACAAAGGCTTCTTTACATATCCAACTTGCACAGGTTATTACGGAGAGATTACTGCAAAAGCAGTGACAGACTATCAAAAAGCAAACAAACTTCCTCTTACTGGAGTTTGGACTATTTAAAACATTCTGTACCCTATCACCTTGCCACTGTAATCATCAAATACTATTATTTGTGCTTTTACTAAGTTAGAAGAGTTAACACTTCTCATATTTTTTCTTTTAAGTTTTTGAAATTGTAACCTTACTAGGTTCGCTTTTTCTATTTTTATTTGTTTTCTTAAATATTTATTTCGATAAGAATTAAAATCACAATCTTCACAATTCTTCCAAGAAGGAACTAAAAGTTTCTTACCACAAATGGTGCAAGTATCTTTGTTGATTAGTTTATATAATCCCATTACTAAGTATTTTATCATAGGCAAAGTACATTACTATAAAAGTTATGCACAGGCAAATTATAGACACTACCTGATTAGTATTTTATAATTAAAAGTAATGAGGTTAATTCAAATATAAATGGAAAAGCCTTGCAAATGTTATAAAGACTATTTGCGAATATCACTAGCTAAATGCGAGGAAAATTTACTCACAGAAAAAGACCCAGAAAAACAATCAGAAATACGAAGACACATACACTGCTTAAGACACACATTAAATGAAGGAATTGGAAAGGGAGATAACTCTATAAGCATGCCAGTTTCTGTGTTAGAATAGTATATATACCGACACCGAAAATTATACCGAAGTTTACAGACAATCCGTACAGCTACCTGCGAGGTCATTTAATGAGATTTATATTTTTAATAATTAGTATCATAGTAGGTTTTCTGTTTTTTATAACCGTAGAAGCAGAAGCACCAACAGCAGTATTACCAGAAATCGCACCTTGCGATTTCTATAAACACATCATTAAGTCTTATGACTGGAATGATGATATTGCTATTAAAATTATGATGGCAGAATCTAACTGTAAACCAAATGCTCTTAATAATAATCCTTCTACTGGTGATTACTCTGTGGGACTTTTCCAAATAAATTTATATGGTGCTAACGCTAAATACAGACCTTCTGAAGAAGCGTTGAAAGACCCAGAAACAAATATTGCATACGCATACAAACTTTATAAGTCATCTGGCTTTTATTCACAGTGGGGAGTTTGCAGAAGAAATGTAGTTTGCTATAATTAAAACTGTTCCAAGGTAATAAAAAATCCACACGCCCTTGTGGATTTTTTGTTATAATTAAGTTAGAGCCCTTCAATTTTATGAAAACTGTCCAACTTGAATTATTTTATTTAGTTTCAGGAGAGTATCACTATTGGAATTTGCTTTTTTGCCATCGCTATCAAAAAACACACACCAAGTACCTACCCAAATGAGCCGAGAAAAAAAAGTTCGTAGAACAAACAAACATCACAGACTATCTAGGTCAAGAACAGGAGGAAAGCCTTTTGATGGCAATATCAAAAACATTCCTAATGTAATTAGAGTAGATTACAAAAAGCACCAAGCTTTTCACCAATTATTCACAGACACTCACCCAATGAGTATCGCAAAAGAGCTAAATGATATTTGGCTTGACCCAGAATGGCAACTCGTTGCTGTTAAGAGAATGTAGTTATACACACCCCTTCGTTGCAAGACTTAGTGGGTGTTTTATAATTAAAGAATGGAACTTAGTTTATTCACAAAATATCAAATCAAAACCAAAAATAATATTGTTAATTCAAGACAAGAAATTATTAAAGAATTTGTAGATGAGATAAACAAAGAACGCCCATATACATACACAAATATAAATGGAAGAAAAACAAAGGTAGGTTTGATTACTGGTAGAGCAGTTGCTTTAAAAGTACCTCATCTAAAAGAACCAGATTTACATTATTTTCTTTCAGTATGTAGAGATTACAAAAATAGAAATGGGTCATTTAGTAAATGCTTCTTTGGGTCACTTAAAGAAAAACTTGCTTGACTTCCATTCTGTTTGATATAATGTAGATATGTCTATCTCAATTCCACAAAAGGATATAAGTTCAAACACTGTATTTTTCTGTGGGATAGACACCCATAATCGACCATCTAGCAATAGGTGGTCTTTTATGTTGCCTAGATAAAAAGAGTAAAACCTTGATTTCAGAAAACTTCAAGTAAAACTGTTCTGTAAATTTTAAATAAGGTGTTAATGCGAAAGTACAGAAAAACAGTTGGCGACTCTGTCTGTACCGAATGATTAGCATCGTATTTAAACTAGTAATCAATAAGTAGTACCAAAGGAACTCATCTTATTAGATAACACCTACTCTCAACATAGACCCAAACAAATTACCTAGTATCAGTAGGTAAAAGTCGTCCTGTTGACAACTACATATTGACATTATAATTATAGTTAGTAAACTATAGGAGTACATCAAGTACAAATTATAACTAACACAAACAATATGAAACTAAAAGTAAAAAGCAATTCAACAAATACAGACTTCGTTACTAAAAAGAAAAGACTTGCTAAAAAGAAACCTCAAGCAGATTTTAGATTAGCAGATTCAGATGACTTCTTTGGATTCTCAGCAGAATCAATGGAACTATCGATGATAGAAAAAGTAATCTACACAATAATTGCTATAGGAGTTGCTGTGTACATATTACAAGCACTTAACTTCATCTTCTAATGAAAAAAACACAACTCAACTTTGTTAAAAAGCAGTTGCTAGAAAATGGAAAGATTTCAAGAAACGAATGCTTGAAAGAATACATCACTAGACTGTCAGCAATAATCCTTGACTTAAAGGGTGAAGGGTTTGAAACAGAGGGTAAATTCGTGAAAACAAAAACAGGAAAAGACTATGTGTACTTTTTAACTAAAAACCCCCTCAGGAAGGTGGAATACAGGGTAAATGGGGAATTAGTCGGATTTAAGTATGAAAGGGCATAGAAGGTGTTTACTAGTACAAGTAAATAGTATATAATAGTATAGATATGAAATATACAAAAAAAGAAAATGTTACAAAAGAGTGTGCACAATGTTATAAAACATTTGATACCACAATACCACATAAAAGATTATGTTCTCCTGTTTGTAAGACAAAGTTCAATACAGAAAAGACTGGTCGAACAGGATTAAATAATATAAGTACTGGTACAATGGGTGCAATTTCTGAACTTGTATGTGCTGCTGACCTAATGTTAAAAGGATATGCTGTATTTAGAGCAATATCACCATCATGTTCATGTGATTTACTAGCTATGAAAAATGGCATTACACAAAGAGTTGAAGTTAGGACAGGTTATAAAGATACTTTAGGTAAAATTTCTTGGAACTTTACAAATAAAGATATAGGCAGACAGGATTTGTTTGCAATATATATAAGAAAAGAAAATTGTGTTAAATACTTTGACACAAAAAGAGAACCATTAGCAATTACAAGCAACTAAACACACATATATGTTAGAAAAAATAGCAAGAATCCAAGATAAAATTGGAACACTGGTAAAAGATACAAAAGCATACAATTACAAGTATGTAGACTTGAACCAGATTATTGAGAAACTGACACCACTTCTGCGAGAAGAAGGATTGGTACTGACACAACCAATTAAAGATGGAAATGTGTATACATCAATAGCAGATGAAGCAAAGGGGGAAGAGATGACTTCTTCATTAAAACTACCAGACAACCTAGACCCACAAAAACTAGGTTCAGCAATTACTTATTTTAGAAGATATACTCTCGTTTCACTTCTAGCATTAACATCAGATGATGATGATGGTGCGAGTACAGTACCAAAAAAGATAGACAAGAATAGTAGTGCCAACATTGACCCAGAATTGGGATTTTAAAAAACTAATAATTAACTATGAGTAAAATATCAATTAAGATTGACCTATCAAAGATAGATAAGACAAAGATTACAGAAAGAAAATACACAAACAAAGAAGGTAAAGAAGTTGTTATCAGAGAGTATGCACTAGACATTGTTCCTTTGAAAGAAAAGAAACTTATTAAAGAGGGTGATACATGGGCTATGGTAAAGACACACTTTGTAGCAGAACCACAAACAAAGGAGGAACGAGCTAACGGACAACCGAGTGTAATATTAGGTGATGGAATTGTCTTTGAAGATAAAGGGACATCAGCACCTTACAAAGTACAAGAAGAAGAAATAAACTTTCCTTTCTAAACATGAAGCAAAGAACTACTCAACAAAATAAAAGCTTACATCTGTATTTTGAATTCTTGGCTACAGAGTTAAACAACGCAGGGTATGATGTTCTCAAGACATTAAGACATGACATCTCAATAGATTGGAATGCAACCTTGATTAAAGAATTGATATGGAGAAAAGTACAACTTGCTTCTTATAAGAAAAAAAGTACCTCAGACTTAACATCTGGTGAACTGCAAGTTATGTGGGAAACAATCAACAGACACATAGGAGAGAAGTTTGGTATACATGTACCCTTTCCTTCCTTAGAAGATTTAGTGGAGCAGGATAGACGAATGAAGCCAGAGTACCCAGTCCATGAAGGAGAAGTTACCTTCTAAATAAACTTGTAGAGTTACGGTTCTACTTCTGCCTTCTCAAATGAAAACCTCTGTGTTAGTTGTTAATTTGTTGAGAGGGTGGAAGTAGGGCTATAAATAAGGGTATAAGTAGTTTATCCACAGGTACACTTGCATTATAATTATAAACTGATATTATATAAGAGTAAGGCAACTTACAGATTACAACTAACACAAAACATTATGGACTTATACAAATTTGGCTTTGACCGAGCAAGAGAAATGAACGAGAAAAGTATTGAAGGACTATCAGGAGAAGAAGAAGCGTTGGCAATAAAAACTATAGAACAAGAAGAAGACGAAGAAACAATGGAATCACTTATGGACGATAACAGTGACGAAGAAGATGAACCATACGAGATGTACGATGACCAAGGTGGATATAACAACTAATACATATGAAAAAAATAAAAGTATTTTATGGTGACACTCGACTTAAAGACATCTATCCATATTGATATGTCTTTTAAGAAATAGTATACTTAATACATGACTAAAAACAAAAAGTGTTCAAAATGTAAAGTAAACGACAGAAAAATATTATCAAATGGGAATGTGTGTAATTGGTGTGATGAGTGCCAATCAAAACAAAATTCAAAATATTATAAAGAACATAAAGAAAAAGTATTAGCAAAGAACAAAAAATGGGCTGAAGAAAATCGACAACAAGCATACAATAATAACACCAAAAGCAGAAGTAAAAGAAGAATGAAATGTATTGAGTTCTATTCGGGGGGAAAACTAGAGTGTGAGTGTTGCAAAGAAAATCATTATGAGTTTCTTACAATAGACCACATTGAAGGAGGAGGAACACAACATAGAAAAGATATTGGGAATGGTGGTCAAGCACTATACTCATGGGTTATTAACAACGGGTTTCCAGATGGATTTAGGGTTCTGTGTTACAACTGTAACTCATGTCTAGGTCACTATGGATTTTGCCCACATAAACAAATTAAAAATGAAGAAGACAAAAATATTTAATGGAAATCAGTATATTGGAGCTTTTGAAGCCACACATAAAAAATACACACGATTCCAAGTAATGAAATATAATCTTGCACAGTTTATGAGAAAAGTATTTATTGTTATGGTAGGTACAGCCTTCACAACAATCATCTTTATCGTTATGAAAGATATATACATCACAAGAGAGTTAGACAAATTAAACCAAGCAACTCCAGTAGTAGAAGAAACAAAAGAACTACCAGCAGTAATGCAACGAATTGCTCAATGTGAATCAGGTAACAAGCACTTTAAAGACAACGGACAAGTAGTAACAAACGCTAACACAAACGGAACAGTGGACATTGGTCGATTCCAAATCAACGAGAAGGTGTGGGGGAAGAAAGCAGGTGAACTGCAACTAAATCTTGCAGACGAGAAAGACAACATTACATTTGCTATGTGGGTATACGAGAACTATGGTACGGAAGACTGGAAATTTTCAGCTCATTGTTGGAGATACTAATTATTAACGAGGAGTAACACTTCTCACATAACAATACATATATGAAAGATGAAGTTACTAAATCCTTTTAGCAAAGACACACGAAACATATTTCTGTATGAATACTCATGCTGGAATTGTTTTCGTTCAGACAGAGGATTGGAACTGCACCATATACGAGGGAGAGTAAGTAGCTCACCACTTAATGCTTTCCTTATCTGTACTGATTGTCACTCACATGCTAACCATTCTCAAGAAGAAGAAAGTAAATATCTACAGATTACAATTAGATTCTTGCTACGAGAGAAGTATGAATTAAACAAAGGCGACATTGAATTTTACAACTCTAATTCAAAGTTATATAATTAGAATAATGACAGAGAGTGTAATAAAAAAAGCAGTGTATAAACAATTAGAATCAGAAGGATTTGTAGGGTGGTCAGCCCCTAAAGTGAAGTATCAAGAAACAGATATATTTGGAATCTATGACGGAGTGTTTGTAAAAGATAGTGAGATACGATGGCTACAGTGGACGAGTGTGGGGAACATGAGAGCAAGAGAGAAAAAGATAAACAGCTTCTTCCAAAAACATAAATGCTTTATCCCTTGCGAAGTATGGGGAATGAGGGAAGATAAAACATTTAAAATAATTTATATATGATACCACTAGGACTAACAACAAAACAATACAAACTACTTGCTCAGAGAATCGCTGCACAAGGTAGGCTCAAAGATAAATATGCAGAGTTGAAAGAAAAGCCAGCACGAAAAGGTGAAATATTTGGTAAGGGAGGTAAAGGAAAGAAGCCTAAATATACTAACCGATACACATTAACATTTACAGATGAATTTAAAGAATTAGTCGCTAAGCATAAAGAAACCTTAATATGAAAATAATATACAGCAACCCAAAAGAAATAATATTATCAGCCATAGACAAATATTTAGACTTCATAACACCAACATACGGTCCAGTAGGAAAGACTATATTGATAGGGGCTAATGGAATCAAAGCAGTAGATGATGGAAAGATTGGCTCAGAACATTTTGAATTAGAAGATGATGCAGAACAAGCAATCATTGAATACATTAAGGAAACAACTAAACAAACAAACGAAAGAATCCAAGACGGAACAACTACTTCAGCAATTCTTATGTCTGCACTGGTAAAGGAAATGCTCGCTAAAGGAAACGAACACGACAATGTACTTGAAGTTCGTAAAGGACTAGAAGACTTTAAAGGACAGATTCTTAAAAAGACAAAACAAATTAAAGGCAAAGGTGACCTTGAGAAGGTGGCTTATAGTGCATACAACAACAAAGACATTTCAAAGATAGTATCAGAGGTAGTATCAAAGGTAGGCATAACTGGAATCATACACATAGAGGATTCAGAGGATATGACAACCTCTTATGAGATAGCATCAGGGTATGAAGTGCCAGCAGGATATATCTCAACACACCTAGCCAATAGAGGAGATAAAGTAGTATTGGATAAACCATATATAATCATTGTGAATGATGCACTACAAACTCCACAACAACTTATACCGATACTAGAGTTGATTATGAAGTCACCTAAACGAGAGTTCGTTATCTTTGCAGACAGCTTCAGTGACCAAGTACTCTCAATCATAGCTATGAACAAAGTTAATGGAGTATTCAATCCACTACTGGTAAACAACGCAGGATTTGGTGATGAGAAGTTTGAGATTATGAACAAGATAGCAGAGCTTACTGATAGTACAATCCACGACCCTAAACTTGGACCAATTACAAAGGAACACTTCGGACTAGCTAAGTCAGCAGTAGCAACTAAAGAAAAGACTTCTCTTATTGGAAAGAAAACTGTTGAAGGCACTCAATCAGCAGTAATTAAAGTTGGTAGTCCAACTAAGAATGAACAGTTCACAGTAAGAGAGAAAGTAGAAGACGCAGTAGGAGCTACGAAGATAGCACTGTCATCTCCAAATGGTATAATACTAGGAGGAGGTATGACATATAAAACGATTAAAACGTCATCACCTATTTTAAACAAGGCATTACAAAAACCACGAGAGGTACTAGAACAAAATGGTAAGAAGTATCTCAAAGAGGTATATGACACAGCAGAATCACTTATTGCTTCATTAGAAACAGCAGTGAGTATAGCTTGTGGTCTTGTAGAGGTAGGAAGAATCTCAGTAGTTAAAAGAGATAACACTAAATAATATGGACGAAACTCAGGAACAGTCAAATAGCAGACCATGGTTATTCAAGAAAGGACAGAGTGGTAACCCTGGAGGAAAGAAGAAAGGCACTAAGTCTTTAAAAGCTAGAGCAAGAGAATATCTTGAAGGATTATCTGATGAAGAAGCAGAGGAATACTTTGCAGGACTTAACAAGCTAGATGTTTGGAAGATGGCAGAGGGTAACTTTAAGCAAGATATAGAACAAGAAGTGAAAGGAACACTCACTATTGAAATATCAGAAGCTATTGCTAAGAAGAATGGAATAAAACCATAATGCTACTACACAAAGCTCAAAATGAAATAGCATCAGACACTCACAGATTTAGAGTAGTGAACTGTGGTAGACAGTTTGGTAAGACAACTCTAGCAATAGAGGAGATAAAGGGAGTAGCCCTCTCCAAGAACGCTAGTATTGTTTATATAGCACCAACTATCCAACAGGCCAGAGATATTGCATGGGTTATGCTCAAGAATGAACTCAAAGGCATAACCATAAAGATTAAAGAAGCACCCTCACTTGAGATTGAGGTACAGAACCTTGTAGGTGGTACATCTATCATTAAGCTGAGAGGTTGGGAAGCAGTTGAAACACTACGAGGACAGCAGTTTGATTTAATCATACTAGATGAGGTAGCTTCAATGAGAAACTTCTGGCTGTCATGGCAAGAGGTTCTACTCGCTACATTAACCTTTAGAAAGGGACAGGCTATGTTTATCTCTACACCTAAAGGATTCAATCACTTCTATGATTTATATAACTTCGAAGCTAAAGACGAGGACTTCAAGTCATTCAACTTCTCATCATATGACAACCCATTCCTTGATAAGGAAGAACTAGAGAACACACGAAGTAAGTCAACAGAGGATAGATTCGCTCAAGAGTACATGGCAGACTTCCGTAAACAAGAAGGACTGGTATACAAAGAGTTCCAACGAGCCTTTCATGTATTCAAAGACTATCCAGAGAAGGTATGGGTTAAGACCTTTGGAGGACATGACTTCGGTACACACAACCCTTGTGCTTCTATCACTATTAAGAAGGACAGAGATAGCAACTTCTATGTATGGGACGAGTTCTATGTCAGAGGACTTACAGATGCAGAACAAGCAGACTATGTGGCATCAATGAAGTGGGACGAATGTTACCCAGACCCAGAGAGTGCATCAGGAATACTTGAGTTCAAGAAGCGTGGTGTAAATGTAAGACAAGTGATTAAGAACGCTGATTCAGTGAGAAATGGAATCAACACAGTTAAAGAACTATTCAAGACAGGAAGACTACGAGTACATGAATCATGTCAGAACCTAATCTATGAGTTAGAAACATACGCATACCCAGAGAGAAAGTTTGGAAGGAATGAAGAGGAGAACCCAATCAAAGAGAACGACCATGCACTAGATGCACTTCGATACGCACTCTCAATGCACAATACTCAAAGAGATTTACCACCAGTGTTTAGAAGACCGAATGAACATAGGAAGAACCCAGCGAGATAGTGTATACAAACAATTTAATATGATATAATCAACTATATGGCAATAGCAAAAAAAGCAACAACTCCAAAAGAAACGAAAGCACCAGAATTTGTATTAACAATAAACCTTGCAGACCAAGTGTTAAAAGGTAAAGGAACAACTGTACTTGAAGCACTCCAATCTATTAAGAAACCTATAAAGATATTCACTAAAGCAAACATTGAACTTACTTATGGAAAGAAATCAATGAAGACAACATGGATACCTATGAAGGTTAAACGCCTATTCTTTCCTCTTGCACAAGGGATTATGAGCAAACAATTAGAATACTTGCTTAAATGAAGCCAGACTTTGCCATTATCGCAGAGCGAGTAGTATCTGATTTGAAGGTAGTTGAAGTTGATACAAAGAAGGCGAGTTATCAGGGGGTATCTTGGAGAACAATGGGGGACTATGGAAAGAGAAAGTTTGAAAATTTATTAGTACTAGAACAAAGACAACGTACACACATCATCTATGTTTAAACCACTCAACAATAGAATTTTAGTTAAACCAACAGAGCTACCAAACGAAACATCATCAGGAATCATGCTAGGTGACCCTAAAGAGAAGCCAGTTACTGGCACAGTGGTGGTAGGAAATGATATAATCAAGAAAGGAGATAACATTCTCTTTTCTAAATTCGGTTTTGACGAGTTTGAGATAGATAATGTTGTACACTACGTTGTATCAGAAACTAACATATTAGGAATATTATAATGGACGAAGATAAAAACATATTTAATTATATAATCACACAGGAAGCTAACTACAAGCAGGCTATTCCTATTAACGATTCTTGGAACTGGTCAATGAAAGACCACATCAAGACAACTGAGCTTTATACAAACTCACAACTTCTTACAGGGAAGAATGATTTTAAACCAGTGAAGAACATCACACGACCTATTTTGAATCTACAGCACCGAACAGAAGACTTAGAGATGAAAGATGTACAAATCTATGTAAACAACCCAGAGAAGTATCACCTTTCATTCTTGGTGAAGAAGTACCACGATGATGTTTTTGTACAAGAGAACGACATTGATACATACTTAGATGAATTGAACGTATCACGAATAGACTTTGGAGCAGGACTTTCAAAGAAACTAAACAAACCAGCACCAGAAGTTGTTGCACTACAATCTATCGCTTTCTGTGACCAAACAGACATGCTTTCAGGCCCTCTAGGAATCAGACACTACTACTCACCAGACCAACTCATGGATATGAAGAAGGCAGGGTGGGGTGAAGAATCAAATGGAGCAACTATCTCACTTAAAGACTTGATTGCACTCTCACGCTCAGAGAAGAAAAACGACAACACGAACGATGGACACGCTAAGACAACAGGACGATACATTGAAATCTTTGAAGTACATGGAAACTTACCTAAACGATTTGCAGACCCTATGGACGAATCAGGAGAATATGAATCACAAATCTTCATTGTTGCTTTCTATACACCTAAATCAGGACTAGAGAAGCAAGGAGTTATTCTATACACAAAACCAGAATCAAAGAGCCCATTCAAACTCATTAAACGTGACCCAGTATATGGTAGAGCATTAGGATTTGGAGGAGCAGAAGAACTATTTGAAGCACAAGTATGGGTAAACTACGACATGATTCGTATGCAAGCTATGTTAGATGCAGCATCAATCACTATCCTTAAAGCTGTTGGCCCAAACAGTGGAAAGGTAGCAGGACAAAAGCTTACAGACCTAGAGAACCTAGAGATTATGGACTTAGGAGAAGGTGGGGACTTGGGACAAGTAGATACATTCCCTCGAAACATGGCACTCTTTGACAACTCAGTAGCACAATGGGAAGCACATGCACAACAAATGGGAGCAGCCAATGATTCAATCATGGGTAACAATCCAACAGCAGGTACACCATTTAAACTACAAGAACTTGTTACATCAGAAGCTCATGGACTACATGAATATCGAAGAGGACAATTCGCTAAACACATTGAAGAAGTATACAAAGACTGGATTATCCCTCACATTCAAAAGAAAATCTGTGAAGGTGCTAAGTTCCTTTCAGAGCTTTCACTTGAAGACATGCAATATGTAGCAGAAAGAGTTGCTATCAACCAAGCAAACCAAACTATTAAGAACATGGTACTTGCAGGAGAAGAAGTGAACCCAGACCAAATCAAACTCATGGTAGAAGTAGCAAAGAAAGAGTTTAGTAAGGGTGGTAACAAGAAGTTCATTGATATATTAAAAGGTGAGTTCAAAGACGCTCCACTTGCAGTTAAAGTATCTGTGAAAGGTAAGTCAAAAGACCTATCAGCTCGAACAGATAAACTCGTGAACATCTTTAGACAAATCATTGTAAATCCACAAGTGCTTACACTTCCACCTATTGCTAAAATCTTCAACGATATTCTAGAATCATCAGGACTAGACCCAGCAGACTTCTCAGGTATCACAGCAGAACAAGTACAAGCAACACAACCACAAGGAGCACCAGTATCAGCAGAACAACCACCACTAACACCAACAATGTAATGGATAAACAACTATTCAAGATAATAGCAGACAATAAAATGCTTTTTGACTTGTTAAAATATACACTGTTATCTAAATTTGATATAATTACTACAGTAGATGCCAAAGATGATGTTCTTCTTGGACAAATGTTAAGGTCTTCCATAACAGGTAAGCAAAACATTGAAGATGTCTTTCGAGAGATAGATAGTTTCAAGACAAAAGCACCAGAACAAGAGAAGATAAATCAGGCACGCTAGAAGAAATTGGTTATTCTACCTTCCAAAAGGAACATTAAAAATTATTCTTTATTTAAAGAAAACTAAACAAACAACATATCATTATGGATAATGAAACAAACAACGAAGAACAGTTCATTGAAACAGACGAACAAGCAGAAGAACTAGAATTAGAACTTGAGGAGGAAAAGATTACCATGTCTAAATCAGAATGGGAGAAATTTCAACAAACTCAAGGTTCACTCAAAAGACAAGTCAAGGAATTGAGGAAGTCAGGTGAAACTAAGGCTGTTCCAAGCGAAGCTAACGAATTGAATGATGCACAGCTCAATTACTTAGATGTAAAAGGAGTTTATGAAGCAGAAGACATTAAGATTGTGGAAACTTTCGTTCAAAAAACAGGTAAAACTGTACGAGAAGCACTACGAGATGATTATGTTACTTCAAAACTTCAATCTAATAAGACAGCACGAGAAGTTCAAGAAGCTATGCCAAGTGGAAGCAAACGAGGTGGTAATCAAACTAATGATATCGCATCGGCTGTAGCCAAATATGAAGCAACAGGTGTACTACCTACTGATTTCGCAACGAGGTCGGCAGTTATCAACGCCTTTGTAGATAAAGGTCACAGAAACAAACCAAGTTGGCAATAGAATCGTTAGCCATTAAATTATTTAAAACAATTATAAAACATGGCAAACACAATTATTTACCAAGCGTTATGGGAAAACAAACTCGCACAACGATTGGACAAACCACAAAACTGGAAAGAAGTAAACGATGTTGTTTATACAGACACACAAACTTACAACTTTCCTCTAGTTTCTACTTCTAACGAACCAGCAGTAGCAACTCTAACTAACACAGCTGCAGGGCGTTCAACATTATCTAATGTTATCCCTTTCATTGATGTTACAGAAACAAACCAAACTCTATCAATCGTTACAGCTGAAATTGATTCAGTATACTTGGACTACGCAGACCAAGCACAATCAAACTACGCTAAAATGGCAGAAATGGGTAACTTACTTGGAAAGAAAGTAGGAGAACGAGCAGAAACTCTATCTCTTGCTCAACACGCAGCTTGGACAAACATCGGAGATGCTGGAGCAGGAGCAGTAGGACTTTCAACAACAAACCTAACAGTATCAGCATCTAACGTTGATGATATTGTACGAGGAGTTATTGAACAAGTTTACGTAGCTAACGGATTCAACCTCTACAAAGAAAATGGTGGATTCATCGTATGGCGACCAGCAGACTGGACATTCATGACTACTTTCATGCAAGCTAACGGATTCTCAATGGCTGACAAATCATTGTCAGACGGAGGTTCTATCGGAGTAGATTATCTTGGACTGTACCACTACGTTTCAACTTCACACGCAGCTAACCACTTGATGGCTGGAGTACGAGGAGTACAAAAATTCGGTATCTTGAAATCAACTTACGGACGAACTTATGTAAATGAAATGCCAGCTTCTTCAACAGCAGGTTCACTTTCAGGAACACAAATTCACACACGACTTGACTATGGATTCCTAGTACCAACTAACCTTCTTCCTGTAATCTTTGACGTGAACGTAGCTTAATTATTAACCTAATACATAATAATTATGTCTAACACAACAAACCCAGACGCAGACTTGTCAGTACAAGCTGCAAGACAAGCAACAGGTGGAGAATTGCAAACAGCAAAAGCAGTTTACAGCTTCGCTGTAGATGGAGGTGCAATCTCAACTATAGTACCTAGACGAGGATTCAGTCTTCCAGATAACGCTATCATTGTAGGAGGAACAATCAACTCTACAGCAGCGTGTACATCTTCAGGAGCAGGAACACTCTCAGTAGGAACTTCAGCAGGTTCATCAACAACATCTATTCTTGGAGCGACAGCAGTAGCTTCGCTTTCATTAGATGCACGAATCAATGCAGTACCAACGTTTGCAACACCAGTAAAATTGACAGCAGCAGGAAACATCACTGTTTCAATCGCTTCTTTCGCCTTTACAGCAGGAGTAGTAGAGATTACTCTCTTCTACTTTGTAGCACAAGGTTAATTTGCTCTCATACTCAGTCCCTTTATGGGGACTGGGATATGAAAACAAATAAAGAAACAAAAGTAATCATCGCAGTACCATGTTCTGATTCATTAGCTATGAAGACACTGACAGCACATGCTATCGGCTGTACTATCCTTGGAGCAAAAGACATTGTGAGTGACTTTCTTATTCGTGTATCTTGCGACATTGTTTCTTCACGAACATGGCTTGTAAATGAAGCAATCAAAAACGGAGGTACACATATCTTATTTGTAGATTCAGACATGCACTTTATGATGTCTACACTCCACAAACTACTTGCACACAATAAAGAAATCGTTGCGTGTGAGTACAACAAACGACAATTTCCTTTGACACCTACTTTTAAGCCTATGGAAGAGAGAAATGAAACAGAACTATACGAAGCAAACTATGCAGGTATGGGTTGTATGCTTATCAACTTAGATATATTCAAAGACCCTAAATTTGGTATCGGTGCAGACGGAAAGAAGAACCCTTGGTTCAACTTCGGTAGAGATTCACAAGGAGCACTTGCGATGGGAGAGGACGCTTGGTTTAGTAACGTGGCGAGAGATGCAGGGTACAAGACGTGGATAGACCCAACAATAGTCGTGAAGCACATCGGTGAATATTGTTTTTGATGATAAAATATATAATATGAAAGGAAAAAAAGGATTTCAAAAAGGACATGGAAGTTTCTGGACAGAAGAAACAAAAAAACAATACAGTGCTAAGCACAAAGGTATTAAACTTACAGAAGAACATAAAGCAAAGATTGGCTTAGCAAACAAAGACAATAGAACAGGATTGGAAAATGGAAAAGCGACTAGATTTCCAAATACTGGTCATATTGGTCATCAAATATTAGGAAGTGAGAATAAATACAGGCAACTACACAAATGGGTAGAATCTAAATTGGGTAAACCTAATTGTTGTGAGTCTTGTGAAAAGATAGCAACTGGTAAATCAATTCATTGGGCTAATATAAGTGGCGAATACAAAAAGGAGATTTCAGACTGGAAAAGATTGTGTACAAAATGCCATTATGAATATGACTTGAACAGACACATAAGAGTAAGAGATTTATCAACTAACAATTTAAATAAATAAAATGAGCACACCATTTTCAGATACAGTAACAAACCTCGGAATCGTACAACAAGTACGCTCATTCATGCGTGTAGATTCAACACAATGGACAACAGCAAAGATAGTG